TATGTATAATATACCAAACAGAAGAATGTATTATTATATGGAAGTTCCAACATGGAATGGAAATGTAGTGGGCGCTGATATCTATAAAATACCACAACCAGTCCCAATAGATTTAAAGTATTCTGTGGCAATTGTTTGTAATAGAATGAGAGAGGTTAATACATTAAATCAAAGAGTAATGGAAACTTTTGCTTCTCGACAAGCATATCAAACAATCAACGGACATTATATTCCAATTATTAATGATGGATTCACAGACGAATCTTCAATGGACTTAGAGAAAAGAAAATATTATATTCAAAAATATGATTTTACAATGATGGGATTTTTGATTGATGAAAATGAATTCGAAGTAAGTCCTGCGATTTCACGAACTTTAACCGTAATAGAAGTAGATCAAAGAAACATTAAACGACCACAGAAAAAAAGAGAACCAGTTGAGTTAGAACAAATTGTTTTAGAATATCTTAGTGGATCCACATCTGAAGAATATAATTTTGAATACACTTGTAATTTGTATTTTACCCAATCAACTAATATTGATTCTTATTCTGTTTATATTAATGATGAATATTATGGGGACGATGTTGATTTAATTCAAATTAATACAAATGATATTTTAAGAATTGATATTATTGTGGGAATGGGATTGGAAATTCCTAAATTGATTTTTTCTCAAAAGTTAGTTTAGTCCTCTCCGTATATGTCTTTTTTTTCTTTACACTTCTCCAATATTAAAGACTCTAAAAATCTATACATTTTAATTCCTCTTTTGTCGCAATATTTTTTTAGGACTTCATGAACTTTGGAGTCTATTTTTAAATTTTTTATCTTCTTGTTGTCGTCCATAGGGTTGGTAGAAAAAAGGCAGAATAAAATCATACCATAATATAAATAGTTTTGTAGATGTAAAGTTTTTGGTGTTTTATCAAGTATTTATAGAAAAATAAATAATTTAAAAATAATACTTAACATGGCAACTAACAGTAAAGTTTTTGTTTCTCCAGGTGTTTACACCTCTGAGGTTGACTTAAGTTTTGTCGCTCAAAGTGTCGGTGTAACAACACTGGGCATCGTGGGAGAAACATTGATAGGTCCGGCATTTGAGCCGATCTTTATTAGAAATTTTGATGAATTTCAAACAGTATTTGGGGGAACGTCTCCTGAGAAATTTATCAACACAACAATACCTAAATATGAGGCCGCTTATATCGCTCAAGCATATTTACAACAATCAAACAAATTGTTTGTAACAAGAATCTTAGGTTTATCTGGTTATGATGCGGGACCTTCTTGGTCTGTAACAACAGTAGCGAATGTGGATCCATCAACAGTAGGTTTATGGTGTTTAAGTTCAGTCACAAGCACCGCAACTTGTGAAACAACTTGTGTTGATTATTATGATGAGGTATATTCAATCCCTTTCACCGGATGTAATAATGATATATCAACAATTTCATATCTTTCATCTTTCCCGAGTGAAATTCAGGATATTTTATACCAACAATATGAACAATTCAACGGAGGAACATCAACATTAGATGATAATATACGAAGTCTTATATTTGATGTAATCACCAGTTCTAACCCATTTGTTGCTGAAGATGAATTTATTTCTTACTTCGGTTCAATTCCAACAAATGATTATGACGTATTAACAAATGCAGGTTGGACAGCATCTACAAATGTATTTGGTGTTCCATCGGTTTCTTTAGATGATACTAATTTATTATCTCCTTTAAATGACGCTTGGTATTACGCATTATTCAACACAACAGGAAATACTAATTATAGTGGGTATTCTTTCTTTACATATGTTTCAGGTTTGACTTTATCCCCTATCACAACAACAACAACGATAGTTCCATCTACAACGACTACAACTACCAATCCTTGTGTGACTCCTGTTCCAACAACAAGCACAACTACAACAACAACTTTACCTGTAAATTGTTACTCAGGTAATTTATTGTTAAAAGTTTATTATTATACAGGAACTTCTTATAGCGATTATGATAATGTTGTTGTAGGAACGCTAAGATCAAGAGGTGTTGCGACTTATGTGAATTCTACTAACCCAGCGTATTCTGTAACAGGAATTACTGATGTTACACTGAATATGACAGGACAATACTCAGGGGTTCTTAAAAATCCATATTCAACTTTTGGTGTTAATGTTGTTGATAAGTTCGGAACATCATATTTCTTTGAAACTTCTTTCACACAAAATGATCCTGAATATTGGTCAAAAGTGTTTGGTGTTACTAACTTCCAAAAACCAAGAATTGAGGTTCCAGTATTTGCTGAAGAAAATTTCCAATCATGGTTAAACTTCGCATGGAGAAAAGGTTACATTAAAGGTTTGAACCCCAATTTAATTTCATTAGATTCTGCACAAAGTGGAGATCCTGACTCAATTGGTTGGTATTTAGATAAATGGCAAACACCAAATTCACCATTTGTTGTTTCAGAATTGAGAGGTAATAAGGTATATGACTTATTTAGATTCTACACAATTTCTGATGGTGATGGGGCAAATACTTTAATAAAAATATCTATTGTTAATCAAACATATAGTAATCTTACGTTTGACGTATTGATTCGTGACTATTTTGATACAGATGCCAATCCTGTAGTATTGGAGAAATTTACAAACTGCACCATGGATCCAGGTCAAAACAACTTTATCGCCAACAAAATAGGAACATTGGACGGTGAATATATGTTGAATTCTAAATACGTAATGGTTGAGATGTCAGAAGACGCACCGATAGATGCTTTACCATGTGGATTTAACGGATTTAATTTTAGAAATTACGCAGGAGCTCAATCACCTTTCCCAATTATTAAGGGTAAATATGACTTCCCAGGTGAGGTTATTTACAATCCTCCATTTGGTTTATCATCAGGTAATGACAATGCTCTTGTTAGTCCAGGAGATAATGTTAGAAGAACTTACTTAGGTATTTCGAACTCTTATGGATGGGATCCGGCTTACTTTGAATATGTTGGTAAGAGAAACCCAATTAATTCTTGTGATATTGAAGGTTTACCATTCAATTACAGATCGGCAGGTTTCCACATGGATGTAAATGCAAGTGGTTTAACAATCGGACCTGAGTTCTCAACAAGTGGAGATCCAAGATTTATTTGTGGTAACTCTCCGTTCATTACTGAACCTGAATTACCAACAAATGCATATTATAGATTGTTCGCACGTAAATTCACTTTATTAGTTCAAGGTGGTTTTGATGGTTGGGACATTTATAGAGAATGGAGAACCAACGAAGATAGATTCCAAATTGGTAGATCAGGTTATTTGAATGGTGCATGTCCATCTACAAGATACCCGAACGCAACAGGTTGGGGAGCATTTAAAGAAATTTCTTTAGGTGATGGAACACAAAACTTTGCAAATACTGACTACTACGCATATCTTTTAGGACAACAAACTTTCGCAAACCCTGAAGCAACAAACATCAACGTGTTTGTAACTCCAGGTATCGATTATGTAAATAATAGTAATCTTGTGGAAGATGCGGTTCAAATGATCGAGTTCAACAGAGCGGATTCACTATATGTTTGCACCACACCTGATGTTGATTTATTCTCACCGGCTAACTCAGGAACTGATATATTTATCTACCCAACTGAGGCTGTTGATAATTTGGATAATACAGGAATTGACTCTAACTATACCGCAACTTACTATCCGTGGGTTTTGACAAGAGATAGTGTGAATAACACTCAAATTTATATCCCACCGACAGCTCAGGTAACAAGAAACTTAGCGTTGACAGATAACATCGCATTCCCATGGTTCGCTGCGGCGGGTTACACTCGTGGTATTGTAAATTGTATCAAAGCTCGTAAGAAATTGACTCAAGAAGATAGAGACATTCTTTATGTTGGTAGAATTAACCCAATTGCAACTTTCTCAGATGTGGGAACCGTAATTTGGGGTAATAAAACTTTACAAGTAAGAGAATCGGCTCTTGATAGAATTAACGTTAGAAGATTGTTATTACAAGCTCGTAAATTAATTTCGGCAGTATCGGTAAGATTATTGTTTGAACAAAACGATGCACAAGTTAGACAAGACTTCTTAAATGCGGTCAATCCTATCTTAGATGCTATTAGACGAGATCGAGGTTTATATGACTTTAGAGTGACGGTTTCATCTGATCCTGAAGATATTGATAGAAATCAATTGACAGGTAAGATTTACATAAAACCTACAAGAGCTCTTGAATTTATAGACATCACGTTCTATATCACACCAACGGGAGCGTCATTTGAAAATATATAAGTTGGTTTAAATAAAAAAATAGGGGGGGGCGATGTTCTCCCCTTTTTTAATATTAATAATATTTATTGTTATGAGTTATTCTAGTAAAGTAAAAAAAATTATATCAGAAATCATTCAAGACCAATTAAAACCAACTATGAAATATTATGCATTTGATTGGGATGATAATCTAATGTATATGCCAACTAAAATATATTTAAAAAGTGACAAGGGAAAGGTTGTTGGTATGTCCACCGAAGATTTTGCGGAGTATCGATCTGAAATAGGAAAAAAACCTTTTAAATATGAGGGGAACATAATTGTGGATTTTGACGATGATGCTTTTAGAGATTTCCGTGTTTCGGGTGATAAAAAGTTTATGACCGATGCGATGACCGCTCAAGTTGGTCCGGCATGGTCCGATTTTGTTGAGGCGGTTAATAACGGTTCAATTTTTTCTATAATCACCGCTAGAGGACATACCCCAAGTGTTTTAAAAGATACTATTCATAATTTAATTAACAAAAATAAGTATGGTTTAAATAAAAAAGAAATTGTTAAAAACCTTAGAAAATATAGAGATATAACTGATGAGGAGGATTTAACAGACGACGAACTTATAGAAACATATTTAGAAATGTGTAAATACCACCCCGTTAGTTTTGGTGAAGGTTCGGCCGCCAATCCCGAAGAACTTAAAGTAAGTGCAATGAAACAATTTATGGAGTATGTAAAAAATCTATCTCATAGACTACAAGAAAAGGCATATTTCAAAAACAAAATTTCAAACTACTTTACACCTTATATAGGGTTTTCAGATGATGATTTAAAAAATGTTCAAGCAATGAAAAAGCATTTTGATGATGAAAGTGGATTAGATATTTATCATTCTGGAGGAGGA